CTGAATAGCCGCTTCACCATCAGGGCCCCCGCAAGATTAACAAGATAGATAAAACCATCACGCGGTTCAAAATCACTTTGATCTATCAGTATCATGTCTCCATCTTTGATCACCGGATCCATGCTGTCGCCGCGGACAAACATAGTGACTGCTTTATCCTGCGGGATGCCGGACGCCCGCAGGAAGTCCAGACGGAAAGCGTAGTAGCCCGCGATCATACTACTGACCTCGAAACTCTCACCGGCGCCCGCAACGGCTGTAACGCGCGGCACAAGGGCGTAGTCCATTAGCTCATCTTTCGGCTTCGCAATCGTAGCGTTCAGCTTATCCAATACCGGCCCTATCATCTCCAGCTGCGGGGAGCGCTCTCCTTTGAGCCATCTATATAGATTGTTGTTGTTGATGCCCCAGGCACGGGACGCTTCGAGGACGTTCCCCGCGTACTGAGAGTTGACGGCATGGCGGATGAGAGCCATTGCCTTCTCTGCGAAATTTTCTTTCATAGCTGCTCCTTTTTAAGCCTTTGTTTCTTGTTTTTTCGTCAAATGTCAAAAAAAAGCTAAGCTCCGCTCTTGAAAAATTTTGGTCTTTTGGATAAAAAAAAGAGCCATGAAAAAAACCATACGGCAAATATTCAACAAGTACGGTCTGACTTGTAATGAAGCCAGCAAGTGCGGAGTAAATTATCAGACTCTCTATAAGCAGCTTAAAGGCCTAAGATCCGTAGGGGCTAAAACCGCAATGCGCTACCACGAGATACTTGGCATCCCCCTCTACGAACTGCGGCCTGACCTGTGGCCTCCGCAACTCTTCGGGAAGGGGGACAAGTCATGAACCCTTTTGAAGGCAAAACCGCGGCGGAAATCGCCGTCTATCTGGCGGAGAAGTGCGGCTTCTCTATGGTGCCCCTGCGCAGGGGCACTAAAGTGTCGCAGCTCTCTGAGTGGGCGCCGTATCAGACGCAGGCCGCCGATACTGATCAGATCCTGAAATGGACCGAAAAATTTCCCGGCTGCAACTGGGGGTGCGTTGCCGGGGTGGTCTCGGATCTGGTTGTATTCGACTGCGACGATGAGGCCGCCTACCGCTGGGCGCAGCTCCACCTTCCGACTACGCCGGTAAAAGTGAAGACGTCCCGGGGGTGGCATCTCTACTATCATCATCCCGGCCCTGAGTACGTCGATGACCTGCGCGCCATCGACCCGCGCAAGGACGGGGTACACGCAGAGCTGCGCCGCGACGGACAGTATGCTGTCGCTCCTGGTTCCCTGCATGAAAGCGGCGTTATCTACACCGCCGACGTGGAGTTCCCCGGCGTGTGGGAGTACGCGCCGGAATTCGCCATCCTGAAGCCTGCCAGCTCCATAGACCTGTCCGGGCTGGATGAGCGGATAGCCGACATCCGCGCCAAGTACAGTGAGGTGCTGGAGGGGAACAGACACAACACGCTCCTCTCCTACGCCGCGGCACTAATCGGAAGCGGGTGCCCGCCTGACCGGGCACTGAAACTCACACTGGAGAAGAACAACGACATATGCACTCCGCCCCTGAAGGCGCGTGAAGTAGTCGGTATCGTGGGCGGTATCTACAAGACCCATCAGCGCAATCATCCGCTGGGGAAAGACGCCTCCCCTGACGCCCTGGCTACTGACATGAGCGGTCTGGAGCTCCAGCCGGTGGATGATGAGACTGACGCCGCGTTCCCTGATGAGCTTCTGCACCCAGGAGGACTTCTGGAAGCCATCATGGACTACACGGCCCGCGCGTCCGTCCGTACCGCTCCGGAGTACTCTCTGCCGGGCGCAATCGCCGTGCTCGGCACGCTCGCCGGCCAGCGTATCAAGGCCGAAACCGGCCTTACAACTAATGTCTACTGTGCCGTTTTGGGACGCTCCGCGTCCGGCAAGGACGCCCCCAAACAGGCCGTTACACGCCTGTTGAAGGCCGTTACTGGAGGCGACGCATTAGGCGGCATGGATGTGGCTTCCGACGCTGCTATTATCAATACGATAGCGCAGACCGGCCGCCACCGGCTTTGCTTCGTTTTCGACGAACTCGGACTTTTCCTGAAGGCATGCAAAAACCCGAACTCGCCGCGCGCCGGCATAGCCAAGCTCCTGACTGAGCTATTCAGCTGCTACGCCTCCCCATACGTGAAGACGTATGCAGACACGGACCGGAACAAGATTATTGCATGGCAGGCGCTCAGCCTGCTGGGGCTGAGCGTCCCGCAGGAGTTTTGGGGCTCCATTCAGGAGGGCGAGACAACAAACGGCTTCCTTGCCCGTCTGCTTGTCTTTGAGCGGACGGCCGAAAGCCTCGCGCCACGCAACTACACGCCCGATATGACTATCCCCCAGGAACTGCAGGCGGCACTCTCCGCTATCTGGGAGATCCCAGGCGGAGAACAGACGCCCGAAAAAACGTCTTCCGGTGGGGTGAGCCTTGAATCTATGGCCCGCCCTCACGTCATCCCCTTCTCCGATGATGCAAGAAATCTCATTCATTCTATCATGGATGAGTGCGATAGGCTGGCTTTTGATGGCGATGACGGCGGGGAAGAGGCGGCCGCCGCTACTATCTGGGGGCGAGCCGCTGAACACACGATCAAAATCGCGCTCATTCACGCGCTCTCCCGCTGCGGCGCTGATGTCCTGACGGATAAGGTGACACTGCCGGATGTGTCATGGGCTTGGCTTCTCGTGCGGACGCTTTCCGCGCGGCTCGTGAAGCAGATCGACCAGAACGTGCACGCTTCCGATTTTGAAAAATGGTGCCTCGACGCTCAGAACGCCATCATCCGCTACCGGAAAAGAGAGGCCTCCAGAAAGCAGGATAAGCCGGGCGCGCCCTGGTACGTCATAGAGAAGGCGCTGAAGGGCGCCACCCCCAAACAGGCTAAAGACGTACGCGGCAAGCTCATCCAGATGAACCGCCTGCGGGTAATGCCCGCGTGGCGGAGTTCCCCTAAATCCAAAAAAACGCTTGACCTTTTCTGCTTGGTGGAAGAAAAGGGAGGGGAACAGTAAAATGTTGAACAAAAACAGTTGGTTATCAATTTAATAAGGCACCAATAAGGCATCGATAAGGCACCAATAATGCACATGTAACTATTTGAAAATACTGGATAAGGCAAATAAGGCAGGTTTTTAGGTGGGGGGATATTTTATTTAACCCCACAGAGGTGGGTAAAAAGGTATAGGGTGCCTTATCTGCCTTATCTGCCTTATCCAGTAAAAACAGATACTTATAGATGCATTATTGATGCCTTATTGAACAACATATCTGCATTATTAAATTTTTACATAAAAAAATATAAAAAATATTTTTTTTATTATTTATTTAAATAATAGGTTGTTCGTAACATGAAAGTTGTTAATCGTGTGAATACAGCAGGGGAAGCGTCTGAAAGCCGTGAGCAGCAGGCGCTCTTCAGGTGGTGGGACGTATACAGATCCAGGTATCCGGCGGCGCTGCTCTTCGCCGTGCCGAACGGTGGTGCCCGCTCGGCCATAACCGGGGCGAGGCTCAAGGCGGAAGGCGTACTGCCCGGCGTGCCTGACGTCTTCCTGGCGTATCCGGCCGGCGGCCTGCACGGGCTCTTCATCGAGATGAAAAGGGCCGGGGGCGGCCGGACAAGCGCCGCACAAAAGATAGTCGGGACGCTCCTGTCACGCGCCGGCTACGGCGTGGCCGTGTGCCACGGATGGCAGGAGGCCAGGGATACAGTCATGCGATACATGGAGGGGAGTTATGGGCATGAGAGGGTGGAGTGAGGACGAGATAAAGACCGCTGCACGGATGTATGCGAACGGCGAGCTGTTCAAAAGCATAGGCGAGGCCATTCATAAATCAGCGGATACCGTGAACCACTTTGTACGCGCGCATCCGGAGCGGTTTATATCTGATGCCGAGAGAAGGGATGTTCTACAGGGTAAGGGGGCCGCCCTGTATATACCCAGGTATACACGCCGGTGCCACGACTGCGGCGCGCCTACTACAGACTACAGATGCCCGCGGTGCTGGTCCCGGCTGAGAAGCAGGGGAGGATACGCCCCTAAGGGTGATGCTTCTGATATGGATACGGTGACGTATGGGCCCGCACAGTGAGATTTTATCATGGTCGCTTGTGGCTAGTCGGAAAACGCAAGGAAAGCCCACACGGGGCGATTTTGAGCGTCTGGAGGGTATATGAATAGCACTGATGATATGGGCGCGGTATGATGCTGACAGATAGCCACCGTACATACGGATGGACGCCGGATATGGACGCCCTTCTGGCCCAGCTGGTGGGGGCTGGCTGCTCGTGGAGCGTGATAGGCACCTTATGTGGGAGCACAAAGAAAGCGGCGCGGTTCCGCTGGGGCGTCCTCCAGAGTGAAGGCGCCGTGCCGGCCCTGAAGAAGCGGAGAAAAGCCAGGATACGATGGACGCAAAAGATGGATGCCCTGCTTGTCTCTCTGAGACAGGAGGGCGCCCCATGGGCGGAGATAGCCGTCCGCCTTGGTGTCAGTACATCCGCGGCATGGAGCCGCGGACAAAAATTGAACAAAAAGGAGATAAAATTATGACCAGAAAAGAATGCCTCGACGCAGCCGGTAAGGCGGTGCTCACAGATCGGGCCCGCGAGTACGGCGGGCCTGAAGACAGCTTCGGCCTTATCGCGGCTCTGTGGAGCCGCTATACCGGGTGCGACATATCTACCGCTGATGTGGCCGCGATGATGATCCTCCTGAAGCTCGCCCGCGTGGAGGGGAACCCCCGGCACGCGGATTCCTGGGTAGACATAGCCGGCTACGCCGCCTGCGGGGCGGAGTGCGCTACGGGGATGTCCGGATGTGAGCGCGTAGGCGGTGTGGACTACGGGGCGGGGCTGGGACGTATAGTGAGAGTGAAGACGGAAGAAGATATCCCCTCTACGGGGAACCCCTTCGGTCATGGCGACATACCGGTGAAGACGATGTAGGGAGGATGACAATGAGTAGCATTACAACTTTTGTGAAGGTTGCTGAGCTGGGGGCAAGTGAGTGTGATCTGCTGGTGAAGCTGGCCGAACGCGTGAAGGCCGCGGAAGAAAAGCATCCCGACTTCTCCGACGGCATCTATCAGGGCGTAGGTGTAATCGGTGAGGAGTACGGAGAACTGTGTCAGGCGCTGAACAAGAATCAAGGGGAGGAGCGCGTCATGGATGAAGCGCTCGACCTTCTCTGTGTCGTCTGGCGCTTCTGCCGGGGAGACTGGAGGAAGGAAAAGTGCTGACGGCGTTTAAATATCCCGGCGGGAAAGGGAAAATTTCTTCATGGGTCATTTCGTGTTTCCCCAGGCATAAGATATATATTGAGCCTTTCGGCGGCGCCGCTGGCGTTCTTCTTAACAAGACGTCCTCGCCGCTGGAAGTGTATAACGATTTGAATAGCGATTTAGTTAACTTTTTCAGGGTGTTACGCGACAAGGAGAAAGCCGCGGAGCTTATCCGGCGGCTGAAGCTGACGCCGTATGCCCGGGAAGAGTATTATAGTTGCTACTCGATGCCGGAAGGTGATGATATAGAGAGGGCGCGCGCTCTGGTGTGCCGGGCGGGTATGGGTATTGGGATAAGAGGGGTGGTGTCCGAAAGCCGGTGCGGGTTTGCCGCCGACGGTAAAAAAATCAGAAAAAACGCGCAGGTTTTTGTAAACCACGTTAAAATAATGGGTGAGATTGCGGAGCGTTTCCGTTCTGTGGTCATAGAGCATAAAGACGCGCTGGAGCTAATCCCGCACTATGATTCTCCCGATACGCTGTGGTATCTGGATCCGCCATATAACTGCGGGTATTCCTTCAGATACAGAGCTGACGTTGACCAGAAGGCCATGCTTGGCGCCTTCAAAAAGGTCAGCGGGTATGTAGTGCTGTCTGGATACGAGAACAGGCTGTACGCTGATGAGCTGGCCGGCTGGCATATGGAGACGCGCCCGCATTATAATTTCGCAAATCGGAGGACAAAAGAGTGCCTTTGGATTTCTCCGCGCACGTGGGAGGCGCTGCAGCGTGAGCGTGAGCCCGGGATGCTGAGACTGGAGGACGTGTCATGATCCTTTCACTCGGCATGGCGGCCAGTGTTTTTTCCTTTTGCGTTATTTTTTGGCTGTTGTATAATTCTTGGCATTGGAGGTGTTAATATGCTTAGCATTATTCTTGGTTTTGTGTTTTTTTGTTTGGTTGTTTGGTGTTTTTTCGCGTTGGCTGCGTGTGGGCTCCTTCAGATAATAGTGTATGCTGCCTCTTTCCTGATCGGGCTCGGGATTCTTGCTTTTGCCAACACTGGATTACTTACGTCAATACTGGGTCTTGCCTTTATTGTGATCCCGAACTGGATTGCTAGTAATTATCTCTCCGACAACTAGTATGCGCTGTGATTCTGCACTCCTGCCCCTACTGCGGGTGCCCCGACGTCTACCTGGCCGATACTGACGGGGGCGGGCGGACTGTCGCCTGCCCCTCCTGCGGGATGTCGGGCCCCGAGAGTGTAGACGGGGACGACGCGGAAGCCGCGCGCGGGTGGAGTATCCTCTGCGGCCGAATGTGCCGGAAATGCAACCGCCACCTTGTAAAAATTCTGAAGGAGTTGAAAAATGAAAAGTATTCACATGTCAAATAAAATGCGTTTTGTCGGCAAGGGCGTAAAATTCGAGCGCATCAGAAGAATCACAGGTTGCTGACAGGCAAGCCTGAAAACATCCGGCTGCCCGGGGGTACCCCAATATCCCCGGCTTTATGCTGGTGGCGTCCAGCAAATGGAGCAGAAATCAAATAATTCCAGCATAGGGATCAAGAGATGATGAAAACAAACCTTGAGTTCCGAAAAATACCATCCTTAAAGTACCTGTACGAGATCAGCGAAGACGGGCGCGTCTTGCGCAACGTGAAGAGTAAAAAGCAGATTGCAATCAGGCTCGACACGCACCATTCCCAGCCCGGTTATTACGCTGCGTGGACGTGCTGTACCCTGGACGGCGTAAGGAAAGTGCGCAGGCATATGATTCACCGTCTTGCCGCGGAATGCTGGCTCGGGCCGTGCCCGGAAGGCATGGAAGTCGACCATATCGACCGCGATTCGCACAACAACCACTACAGCAACCTGAGATATGTAACCCGTTCCCAGCAGATGCGTAACCGCACCCTGAGTGCAGCGACCATCAGCAGGTGCGTAGCCAACTGTCAGGCATGGAATGCCCGTATCAGCGTGGGCGTAACGCTCACCAAAAACGGAGAAACCATGTCAGCTTCCAGCCTTTGCGCCGCTTCCCGTCTTCTGGCGGCACGGCTTGGGGGGAAGGCAGAGCAGTACAGGGCAAGGCTGAAAAAGCGCCGCGCTTATATCCGCGGATGGGCGGCATCGTATCGGAATGCAGAGACTGAACGCCGGAGGCCCTGCGGGGCAAGTAACAGTCCACTTATGTACCTTGTCGGCACACTGGACCGTTTCAACGACGCGAAGCGCGCCGAAGAAGCGGACCGCGTAAAGCATATGTAAAGGAAGGGCCCCGCGTGTGCGGGGCCTTCTCTTATCTCGTGGCGTACAGGGGGGCAAGGATGATCTTCATTGCCAGGGTGGAGGGCTTGAGCCCAGCCGCCGCAGCGGCCTCCTTCAGCGCCTCATAGTCTTCAGGGTGTAGTCGTATCTGGACTGCCGCCCTCGGGGTCGGCTTGCGTCCGGCCCCTTCCCGGGCTCCGCCGCTAGGCATGGGGCGCCTCCATGGCCTTGTCTGCGGCCATAATAGAAAAAATCTCTCCAGCGTATTTGCGCACGATTTCTGAGCGGTCCCAGGGGAACATCGTGTCATACTGTTTTTCTACGCATTCCTGGAATTTTTTCTCCGCTGGGCGGAAGGCCTCAGGAACATTCCCCCCATACCAAAAAGAATAATCGAGAGCCGACCGTATTTCATCGATTTTTTCAATTTTTGTCATATCTCTTTCTCCTTTTGTGCGTGACCCCCGTAAAGGGGTCTTCCCTGTGCTAGCCGTCGACTTCTTCCCAACCGCCGTCCGCTGTCCTGCGGACTTCGACAAGGCCGGCATCTGAGAAGTAATGCCCACCCCACTCCTCGGGGGTGAGTTCCATGTAGTCACAGATCCAGTCGGAGAGAGGAGACACCGATCCCGTGGCGGGGTTCATCATCATCTGGTCTGCGATCCCCCTCTTTTCGGCTTCTTTTGCGAGTGTGTGCCGGCATATACTCTGGGCCATCTCTTTTGTGCAGTAGTCCATACGGGCGTCGTAGCTGATGCCCTGGTAAAGCTCCTGCATAGCGGTGACGGCGGCGGTGGTGGACATAGCGGCCTCCTTTCCTTCCTTCTTTTCCTCTTCTTCGAGGCTGGCGCGGATCTCTTCGATGATAGCTTCTGCGGCTGCGAGAAGATCGCTGTCGTCGCTATGGACGGACATGTCCGTGAGGTCAAGATATGTCTTAGCATGCAGCATAGCGGCCCCATCACGGTTGGAGATCTTTTCTCCATCCCACTCTGCGCGCTTTACAGCACCGGAGCCGTACTTCTGGACTTTGAGCCCCAGCTTCTCGGCGTCTACGTACATGCGATCCTTATCCCCCTTTGTCCAGTGCTTGAACCCCTTTTCTTCAAGGGCGGCGATGAGCTTTTCGGTGGTGGCGGTGGTGGTAGTGGTGGTCATAGCTTTTTTCTCCTTTTGTGAGAGAGGTTTTTTCTCTCTCTCTTGAAAAGTACTTTACGCCTTTCAAGAACTTTGTCAACAACTTTTCAAAACTTTTTTTATTTTTTTGTCGTGGGCATTGGGTTTTTCCTCCTCTTCCCTTGAAAAACAAGGTACTCTTTCCGGAAAAAATATCAACACTTTTTCAAAAAACTTTTCCCTTGCGCAAGTGTCAACTTTTTGACATAGTTCATATAAAAAGGTACAAAAATGTAGAAAGTCGATTGCAGGAAGTTACAAAAATGTCGATTCAGTACGAAAAGGTGTTCCGCTGGCTCGAGACTGTCGAGGGGGCCCTGACATGCCGCGGGTATATCCCGTGCCGGCGCCTGTCCGGCGGGACGGAGAACTACCGGGGCGATCGCCCCGTGACGGACTACGAGGCTATGGGCTCGTCCGGCGTCACCGTGGGCGTGGGTGTAGACCTCGGCCAGCAGTCTGTCCTCCAGCTGAGACGCTGGGGCGTGTCCGATGGCACGATGGATGCTATCCTTATATACATAGGTCTCCAGCGCGGGGCCGCTCTCCGTGCGCTGCGCAACCGCCCGCTCACCCTGACCCCTGAGCAGGCCCGTGAGCTCACGGACGCTGAGCACCGTGGCTACATGGATGATATGGTGGTCCCGTGGTGGGACAGAGGCCGGCACACTCTGGCCTACGCCGATCTGCCGTGGCAGGTGCAGGCCGTGGCCTTCTCGCTCGTCTATCAGTGCGGGGTGCGTGGAGCTGAGCGCCGTGCGCCCGTCACTCTGGCGGCCCTGCGCCGCGGCGACTGGGCGAAGGCGTCTGCCGCGCTCCTCGACCGTGACGGGTGGGGTGGGGAGTACCTTGGACGCCGTGCCGCTGAAGGGCGCCTCCTGAGGGAGATCAGCTGATGGAGTGGGCAGATGTCGGCCGTGCCGTGGCCAAGGCGGCGCCCGTGCTGGGCAGCGTCCTCGGTGGTCCCGTGGGCGCTATTGCTGGTGCGGCCGGCTCGCTGATAGCCTCCGCGCTCGGGTGTGAGCCTGACCCTGAGGAGGTCCAGCGTACCATAGCACAGAACCCAGACCTTCTCCTGAAGCTGAAGGATCTGGAGATCCAGCAGCAGGCGCAGCTCCTCCAGTGGCAGCGTGACCAGGTGCAGGCAGAGCTCACCGACAGGATGAGCGCCCGAGACCGTGAGGTAGAGCTGGCCAAGACCGGCCACGGCGCCAGCTGGGCTACGTCCATAGTGGCGTGCATAGTCACCGTGGGTTTTTTCGTGATGCTGTGGGCCGTGCTCCACGGCGGCAAGGCTGAGCTCGGAGATGCAGGGCTGATGCTCCTAGGTACGCTCGCTTCCGCCTTCGGCGCCGTCGTCCAGTACTACCTCGGCTCCAGTCTCGGCAGCGCTTCAAAAGACGCTTTCTTGAAGAAAGTGCAGGGAGGTGGCCGGTGATGCATGACCTCGGCGGGTGGTGGGAGCTCCTGAAACTGTGTGCGCTGGGTGCTGCCTTCGGCCTCGTGGGCGGCATTGTCCGTGTCATGCGGAAAGGCGTCCGCGGCTGGCTCGACCTGCTGACACAGATAGTCGTGTCAGCCTTTTGCGGCGTGCTGGCCTTCTCCCTTCTCGCGGACAAGGTGCCGGATATAGCCCTTGTGGGACTGTGCGGTATCGCCGGGAACAGCGGCGGCATGCTGCTGGACGCCCTGCGCTTCCGCCTTATAAAGAGGATGTATGACAGATGAGAGATGAGCATGTACCTACGGATGAGAAGCGGGCAATCGTCCGCGCCCTCGCTAAGTATGGCGTGCGGCAGCACGACATAGCCGTGCAGATCGGCGTCACGACGGGGACACTTGTCAAGTACTACCGCGCTGAGCTGGATGCCGGCATGGCTGAGGCTGCGGAAGGCCTCGCAAAGACTGCTTACCAGATGGCCATGGATGGCGATGTGCGGATGATGATTTTCCTTCTCAAGACGCGGCTGGGGTACAGGGAGACTACCCACATAGAGTGCTCCGGCCCCGACGGCGCGCCGATCCAGACTGAACAGGCTATCAGGGTCACTTTCGTACGGCCCCATAAACGGGCCGGGAGACCGAAGAAGTGCGCAGAGACAAAGTAATCCAGCGGACGGACGCCTTCTTCCCTGAAGCGTTCGAGGAGCTTTTTAAACCGCATAGGTACAAGGTCTTCTATGGCGGCCGTGGTGGTGGCAAAAGCCGTGCCTTTGCCTCTGCTCTGCTGATAGAGGGGCGCCGCCGGCCTATCCGGTGCCTCTGCGCCCGCGAAGTGCAGAACTCGATCCGCGATTCGGTGAAACGCCTCCTCGATGATGAGATTCAGCGCCTCGGGATGGACGACTTCTATACGTCTACCGACGCCGAGATACGCGGCCGTAATGGCTCGCTCTTTATCTTCTCCGGCCTCCGGACGTCACCGGAAAAGATAAAATCATATGAGGGGTTAACCCACTGCTGGATAGAAGAAGCGGAAACGGTATCGGAGAAGTCGCTTGACCTCCTCATCCCTACCATGCGCACACATGGATCAGAGATTTGGATTTCATTCAACCCAAACAGGGTTCACGCTCCCGTCTGGCAGCGCTTTATCGTTCACACACCGCCGCCCGGCTCCTACGTGCGCAAGGTGACGTACAGGGATAACCCGTGGTTCCCGGACGTGCTCCGCGCTGAGATGGAGCACTGCAAAAAGACCGACCCGGACAAGTACGACTGTGTGTGGGAAGGGAACCCCCTGCTCGTGGCGCAGGGCTCCTACTACGGGCGGATCCTTCAGGAAGCGGAGAGCGCCGGCCGTATAGGCTCGGTGCCGGTGGACCCGACACTGCTTGTGCATACAGCGTGGGACCTCGGCATGGCCGACAGTACCGCGATTTGGTTCTTCCAGTGGATCTCGGACGGAACTTCCCGCGGACAGTACCGCTTCGTCGATTACTACGAGGCCGCCGGAGAGGGGCTGGCGCACTACGCCGAAGTCCTGGCGAAGAAAGGCTACCGTTACGGCCAGCATATAGCGCCGCACGATATAGCCGTGCGTGAGCTGGGTACGGGCGTGACCCGCCTTGAGACGGCCCGCAGGCTGGGGATAGGCTTCACCGCCGCACCGCAGCATCCCGTCATGGACGGCATAGAGAGCGTCCGGCAGGTGCTGGCCTGCTCCTACATCGATAAGGATAAGTGCGCGCAGGGGCTTTCCGCCCTGTGGGGCTATCAGAGAGAGTACGACGAGGAGCACCAGTGCTTCAGGACGCAGCCGCTGCACGACTGGACTTCTCATGGGGCGGACGCCATGCGGTATGCCGCCGTGGGCTTCATCCGCACAGATACTGGGGCTATGGAGCCCCTGAGACGGGGGACAAGGCTTACCATATGCTGACAAACATAGAAGACAAGGTACGCAAAATTATCATCAGGGAGAGCGCGTCCGCTATAGGTACGCCGGGCGGTCAGCTCTCCAGCGACCGCGCTAAGCTCAAAAAGCGCTATCTGGGCTACGGGTACGGCGTGGACGATGACCGCGAGAAGCGCTGCCTCTCTACCTACGTAGACCGTACCGTGATGGAGACGATAGAGTGGGCGATGCCTGGGCTTATGCGCGTCTTCGCTGGTGGAGATGAGATTATCCGCTTTGAACCTCGCACGCCCGCGCAGGAGCAGGCCGCCGCGGACGCCACACTCTATGTAAATCAGGTGGTTTTCGGGCGTAGCATGTTCCGCCTTATTCATGACACGCTCAAGGATGGCCTGTATCAGCGTGTGGGGTGGTGCCTCGCGCACGCGCCGCGGGAAGAGCATCAGACTATGGAGCGCTTCACCGGCCTTACCTCGCAGGAAGCGCAGGCGATGATAGCCGACACAGAGGCCCGCGGCGGCATGGCTGAGGTGGAGCAGTACCCCGACCCGTCCATGCCGGGCGGTATGGCCTGTGCCGTGACCGTGCGCACAAAGACGGTCACGCATGACGTGCGCCTTGACCCCGTTCCTTCGGAAAACGTTTTAGTATCCTCTGAGGCTGAGGATGTTGAGCATGCCCGCTTCATCGCACACTGGGAAGTCAGGACGGCTACACAGCTCATGCAGGAAGGTTATAAGCGTGAGACGCTTGAGGATCTCCCCGTCTACGGAGCAGATGATGACCCCGAAGAAAAGAGCATAGGCCAGCGCGTCAACTCTGCCTCTGACGGCACGGATGAAACAGAAAGTTTCGAAAATAGGAGCTTCAAGGTCTATGAGGCGTGGCTGGACGTAGACCTGAACGGCGACGGCATGGCTGAAAAGGCTAAGGTCGTATATGTGGGCGATGGATCGGACACTAAGATCCTTTCTGTGGAAGAGTGGCCGCTGTACCGGGCGCCGCTTTTCGCGGCCTGCTCCGTCCCAATGCCGCATCAGGTGGTGGGGCTCTGCCTCGCTGACCTCGTAGCCGATGTGCAGGATCTGCGTACTGACCTGACGCGCTCGTATCTGGACGCCCTGAGCTACGCCAACTCAGGTGAACTCGTGGTGGACTACGGGCCTAACCAAACTGGATGGGCGGATATTGACTCGCTCCTGTCCCGCAAACCCGGCGCTCTGTACCGTGTGCGTGGAGGCGCTTCTATTACGCCGCTTCCGGTGAACAGCTCGGCGAGTGAGGCCGTGCAGGGCCTCCAGCTGACGGATCAGCTAGTGGAGCGGCGTTCAGGCGTCACGTCCCGCACACAAAGCCTCGACGCTGATACTCTCCAGAATACGGCCACCGGCGCATCTATCATGGAAGAGGCGATTAATCAGCGTCTTGAGATGATAGCGCGTGTCTATGCGGAGATGTTTTTCAAGCCGATGGGCCGGTACGTGCTGAACCTCCTGCACCGTTACCATGACAAGGCCGTACAGGTACGCCTTAAGGGCCGGTTCATGAATTTTGACCCTCGCAAATGGGACCCGGATATGGACATATCCGTAGCTGTGGGGCTCGGCACCGGAAGCCGGCAGAAGATGCTTGCCGCGTATCAGCAGATACTTCAGATCCAGCAGTCCTTTATCGCGCAGCTGAGCACAGCGTCTCCCGTGCGTCTTAGCAACATAATCTACACCTGCCATAAGATGGTAGAGGCAGCCGGGCTGGAAGCGCCGGAACGCTTCTTCGGGACGGAAGAAGACGCGAAACGGGCTGAACAGCTTGTTCTCCAGCAGAAACAGGCCGGGCAGGGCATGGATCCGCTCACGGCGGCAAAAGTCCAGGTGGAGAAGGTCAAAGCGCAAACCGCGCTCCAGAAAGCCCAGCTCGACATGCAGATTAAGCAGGCGCAGGCACAGAATGACGCCTCGGGCAAGGCCGCTAAAGTGCAGTCTGACGCCACCGTGCAGGCAGCTAAGGTACAGGCGAACGCAGCCCTTAAAGCGCAGGAAATGCAGATGGAAAAAAAGCTTGATTACGCCCGTCTCCTGCAGGGACAAAGAGGGCCCGGTCTTACCGACATTAAGGAGCAATCCGTATGACCGTCACACAGAAAGACAGAGAGAACGCGGAAATGGCGTACCGCATCCTTTCCAGTCCCGTTTTCATCGGCGCGGTGAAAAAAGTGGAGTACGGGATCTGTTCACGCTGGAAGGGGGAGCAGTCCCCCCGGGAGCGTGAAGCCCTGTGGCGTGACCTTCAGGCGCTCCACAGAGTTCAGGCCTGCCTTCTTCAAACGCTTGAGGACGTGGCTTTTTCCACAAAAGACAACGTCTTCTTGCAAATGTTGAATAAAATCAGAAAATTATGTAGAGGTTAATTATGACGAACGGCGAACAGACCGTGGACACGGTCACCGAAAACACCCCTTCTCCCGCTTCCAATGAACCGACCCCTCTTGAGAGTGTGGACGATATAGCCTCCGCCCTGAACGGGGATGATACCGCCGCCGGAGATAGCTCCGAAGAGGCCGCCCCCAAACAGGACGACCGCCCGGATGACGCCGGGCAGGATGGGGAAGACGAAGGGCAGGGGCAGCCGGCCGTCCCGACTGAACAGGCCGAAGTCCCCATGCCGGAAGGCTTTAACGCTGATACCTGGGACAAACTTGCCCCTGACGCCCGTTCGGCCGTGCATGCCATGGCTGAAGCCAACGCGCAGGCCATAACGCAGGAGCGGCAGACCGTCCTTAATGAGCGCGCTAACCGTGACGAGCAGATTAACGCCGCGGCTGCCCTGCTCGGACAGGCAAACCAGCTCATAGATGAGCTCGTCAAGGCTGAGTACGCCGGTATCGACTGGCAGGCCCTTAGCGAACAGAACCCGTCTGAGTATATCCGCATGGCGCGTGAAGTTCAGAAGCGCACGGATGCCGTACGGGCACTTGGTGCCCGTATCCAGCAGACGGCGCAGGCGGTAGCCGCCAAACGTGAGCAGGAGTACCAGCAGAACCTTTCAGCCGAATATCAGACCGTTGAGCCAAAAATCCGTGCTCTTATCGGGGACGGATACGACGGCAAGAAGTATACGGCGGAAGTCTACAAATACATGAAGGACGCGGGCGTTCCGGACAAGGCTATTAACAGCCTGTCCAAGGGGTACGAACTGGAGCTTGTCACGAAGGCCATGCTCTACGACAAAATGGCAAAAGCCCGCGCCGCGGCGGCAAAAAAGGTGGCTGAAGCCCCAAAGGTGCAGGCCCCTTCCGGCGTGAAGGATGATACCGCTTCCGTCCAGAAACAGGCGTTCGCCAGATTTTACAAGAACCCGAACAGTACAGATGTACTTGCGGCCGCCCTCGCGGCCATGGACTAGAGGAGGATAAAACATATGGCTGTAGTTAGCGGACAGATTACGGATGCCAACGTCAACGGCAAGCCCCGCGATCTCTCCAAACTGATTTTCGACGTATCCCCTACGGATACGCCCTTTCTGACTATGTGCGGGCGCGCTACCGCGTCCCAGACCCTGCACGAATGGCAGACGGACGCCCTTACGGCCCCCGACGCTAACGCGCAGAAAGAAGGCATTGACGTTACTACTTTCGCCGGTTCCAACACTACGGAACTGAGCAATAAGACCCAGATTCTGATGAAGGCCGTGAGCGTATCCGGCACTGCGCAGGCCGTTGTACAGAACGGCGTAACTAAGCAGTACACTCATCAGATGGCCCTTAGGATGAAAGAGATTAAGAAGGATCTGGAGTTCGCCCTTCTGAGCAATCAGCTGGCCGCCGGCGAAAGCACAAGCGGCAGGCTGATGACGGGCCTTCCCTGCTGGCTTACCACGAACTTTGCGGGTGGTGCTTCCGGCACGGCCGCGACCTCTTCTACCGCCTGCACGGCCGGTACGGCCCGTGTCCCGACTGAAGCCATGCTGAAGGCCCTGCTCACCAGCATTTACAACGCCGGCGGCAACCCGAATACAATTATGATGGCTCCGGACATCAGGGTTAAAATGTCTGAGGTGCTGACCGGCGGAAGTACCAAAATGGAAAAGGCGGAGATGAAGAAGGCTACGGCCGTCATCGACGTCTACGTTTCCGATTTTGGCTCTCTGAAGCTCGTGCCGAACAGGGTTCAGGCCTATGTGACCTACTCCAAGGCCTGTGCCTTCGTTCTGGATCCTGAGTATTGGAAGGTGGCGTACCTGCGTCCGTTCCAGGAACAGCGCCTCGCCGTAACCGGCGATTCCGAAAAGGGCTTTATCGTGGCTGAAGCGACTCTTGAGGCCCGTAACGAGGCTTCTTCCGGAATGCTCGCTGACCTTAAGGCTGCCTAGTTTTTGCGGGGCCTGCCTTCGGGCGGGCCCCTTTTGGGGGGAGGATACATGAGCGTCAATCTTCATCAGGGGAAAGCCGGACAAGTCCTTGAGCGCCGCGATGACGGCGTGACGGATTATGTGACGGATGACTTCCGCCTCTTCCGTGAACAGGACGTTACGGATATTCTGCGCCTGAACAGGGCGGCCCGTGACCGTGATCGGTTTAAGGGGTTTCGGTTTGCTCCGACCTTCAGGAAAGTAGCGAGCATCCCTGTAGCCGCCGTGGGCATTGCCAGGGCGCAGGGGCTCGATATCCTCAACGACCCTGACGATATGAGGAAGTTCCTTAATGACCCGATGAACAGGGCGTTCAGGACAACAAATGAGGTAGTGTAATGGCTGACCTGACAACTTATGAGGGTCTGAAGGCGGCGATTGCCGATTACCTTGGCCGTGAGGATCTGACGGACCGTATCCCTGTATTCATCCGTATGTGGGAGCAGCGGGGGAACCGGACACTGCGCCTGCGGGCGATGGAGCACAGGGCACATGCTTCCCTGCCTAAAGGGCAGGGCCAAATACCCCTCCCGATGAAGCGGGTGCCGGGGCAATGGGACGTCTTCCTTGAGATGCGGGATATCGTCTGGACGCCTTCCGACGGGAACGGAAGCGTCAATCTTTGGTACGCCTCCCCTGATGAATACGCTCTCCTGCTGGAGAAGACGGGCCGGCCGTATTGTTTCACCGTTGAAGCTAATGACCTTTTCGTTCTGCCTACGCCTGATCAGGCGGGCAAGCTCCAGCTAACCTACTACGCGGAGATCCCGCCGCTCGGGGACGAACAGCCCGACAATGAGATCCTGCTGCGGCATCCTGACCTGTACCTCTACGGCTCTCTCATCGAATCCGCGGTATTTACCCGTGGGAGCGTGCCCGCCGACATGTGGGCACAGTATTACCGGCAGGCCGTGGCGGACATCAGCCAGCAGGAAACGCAGGCCCGATACCCTAAGGATATTAGCATGCGGCCCATGAGGAGGATATAAATGAGCCTGACTAATTACGGTGAAACGTATGTACTCGGGTTGGTTAAAAGCGCCAAAACGTACTACCTCGGCGTGCTGACGGCACTGCCTACTGACAGCACGGACGGCACCGAAGTAACCGGCGGCGCGTATGCCAGACAGGTGATTACGTTCGCCAACCCGGTATCCGGCGACCCTTCCAGCATGACCAACCCCGCCGCTATAGAGTTCCCCATGGCTACGGCAGGATGGGGAACGGTGGTCGCGTGGGGCGTGTATGACGCCGCTACGGGCGGGAACCTCGTGTGGTACGGCTCCCTGTCCACAGCTAAAGAGCTGTCCGCCAATGACACAATTATTGTCCACGCCGGCGACCTGAAACTTACTCTGGACTAATGCGCGACTTCACACTTGAAGATTTTGACCGCCATTTCGGGGCGGATATAGACGGAATGGGGACTGTCTCTCTGGATGATCCCTATATCTCCGGAGATGATGCCGTCTTTAATGTCGTATCTGGAGGAAGCGAAAGGCTTATCCGCGCAAGACGGTATAGCCCTGAAGGGCATGCGCAGACGGGCGGCACGTTCTTCACCCGCAGGGCGTGGGTGCCAGGTAACGCCATTGCCCCCTGCTCTATTCTGTCAGGCGGCAGTCTTTTCTATAGGCGCGGCGCCGTGTATACGGCAACAGCCGGCGCCGTGAGCGGCGAAACTTTTAATTATATCAGAGTGCGCTTTTTTGCCTGCCCTGATGAATGGGGTTCAGGTCAGGCCCTGAAGTTCACGTTCCGTGGCTGGGCGTGGTCTCCGGAGGACCGCGCTAGTGGAGTATGGACAGAAGATGAAAGCCCCAATGGCGTATGGGTGCGTACTGGTACATTTTCGCAACAGACGGGGGGGGGTATTGAGTGAGTAGTCAGGCAAAAAAGGTTCTCCTGCATTTCGGGGCATGGGAGCCGGACGATGTACTTCTCAATGGCCAGCAGGCGCCGGAAGCCCGCAACGTTATCCCCGGCAAGCGTGGGTACAGGTATCTTCCGGGCGTGTCCCGCCTCTCTTTCCCCCAACTGCCGGGCGGGCGGTGCCTCGCGGCCTGTACGCTCCGCGACGTCAACGGCGACCTGCTTACGCTTGCCGCTTCTTCCGCCGGGCCTGTTTATGCCCTGCAGGGCGGAGAATGGGTAGCTAAGCTCACTACAGAAACAGTCAGCACCAACCGCGTTTTCGCGAACTGGGGCCCGTCTATGTACATGCTCTACGGGACGAGCCTGTATAAGTCCACTGTCGCGGGCGGATTTGGTGATTTCTCTGTCGTGTCGGCCGCGCCTACAGCCCAATGCATGGCGATAGTGAAGGAATTTCTTGTCCTCGGAGACCTGACGGGCAACCGGCAGCGCATCCAGTGGTCGGCTATGGATGACCCCGACACGTGGCCGGAACCCGGATCGGATGACGCCGCAGCAAAACAGTCAGACTATCAGCATTTTCCCGAAGGCGGCCGCGTTATGGCCGTTATGGGCGCTGTGGGGCAGACTGACGGCATTGTGTTTCTGGAACGCGCTGTTCAGCGCATGGCCTATGTAGGACCGCCCTACATTTTCAATTTCAAGCAGATTGACGCTGTGCGCGGCCTGCTCGCGCCCAAAAGCCCCGTCAACTTCGGTGTCGGGTGCATCTACCTTTCCGACGATGGCTGGTACATCACGGACGGAAGCTCGACAAAAGCGCTCGGGATTGAGCGCATTGATACCTGGTTCTTCTCTCAGGTTGAGCATACGCGGATTTCTGAAATCGTCGGCTGGCATGACCCTGTAAACCGCATCTGCATCTGGGCCTTCCCCTCCAAAGTGGCTGAAGCCGGCATTCTCGACCGGGTGCTCATCTACTCATACGACCTCGATAAATGGTCTTACGGCGTTCTTTCCGTGCAGACCCTTTTCGGCGATTACGCCCGCGGCGAAACGCTCGATGACCTCGACAAGTACGGCACGCTGGATACGCTTCCTTTTGGTTCGCTGGACGTGCCGGCATTCATGACAGGCCGTTCCCTGATGGGGTGCTTTGATTCCGAAGGACACATGGGCGTCTTGAACGGGAAACCGCTTGAAGCAGTCATAGAGACACAGGAAATCGGCGGCGACCGAATGATGGTGCACGGCCTGCGCCCGCTTGTGGACCGCGGAGACGCGAAAGCACTCCCCATATATAGGACAAGGCAGCAGGAACAGCCGAAATACGGCCCTCTCCGCTCGCAAAGCAGGGATGGCGTCTGCTATCAGCACCTCAGCACTAACTATCTGTCGGCCCGTATCGTTATACCGGGCGGCGGTATGACATGGCGTGACGCTCACGGAGTAGAGGCCCTGATTGAGCCTGAAGGGGGCATGTAATGGCGCGGCAGGTTGCGATTTTCCCTAAGGCGACGCCCGAACAGATGACGGCTTTAGCGCTCGCGGTGAACGGCGCTATCGCTGGCGAAACACTCAATACGGGCACTTTTACAGCTGGAGCGGGAGACAAGACTGTCAGGGATCCGCGGTGCCGCGCCGGCCGTGTGGCGATGCTCGTTCCACTCAACGCGGACGCGGCGGGCATGACATGGTGCCTTTCATCTATGACCCGTGGGGAAATGACTTTCACGCTTGCGGGCTCGGGTACGGGTTCGTGGGCATGGCTGATTTTCGGAAGCTAGAGGAGAAGAAATATGATGACGCAATACAACAATCCCTTTCTCAGACAGAACGGGCTCCAGCAAGGGCAGATAGGCGCGGCCACTACGGGACAGTATTCCAGCCCCGCAGGAACGGTTACGCCTCCGGTTACTCAGCAGGGAGGCGGCGCCGGGTTCCAGCAGATGCAGGCGCCCGGTATGGCCACGCAGCAGGGCGGCGGCCTGAACGGCGTTATGGGCACGGTGGGTAGTATTGGCGGCCTTCTTGGAATGATGAACGGGAACGGCAAGCTCACTTCCGGCCAAAGCCAGGTGCTTGGCAATGCCGGTATGGGCGGCGCTGTTGGTTCTCTCTTCGGCCCCACGGGCGCCGCTGTAGGCGCCGGAATGGGCGCGCTTAACGGTCTTCTTGGAGGGTTGTTCTAATGGCAGGCTCCGGTTTTTCCAGAAACAACACGCCGCAGTACGGCGGCCTTTACAAGACGCCCGCCGGCAAAACTACCGCGGCCGCAGGCGCTGGCGGCGCTATCCCCCGCGTACAGGCCCCGGCCGTATCCGTCCCCAATGACCCACCCGTTGACCTTGCCGGCCTCGGCGGCCTCCTCTATTTCATGGGGCAGGGGGCTCCGGCATATATGAGCGTAAGCGTCCCTGATCCACAGTATCAGCGGCAGGGCACGGCGCAGCAGGCTGCCGAAGGCTCCGCGCAGATGACCCCGGAAGATAAGGCTGCCATGGAGCGATCCGGTCTTCGTCCTGAGTACGGCCTGCACCTGAACAGGACGCTGTATATGCCTTACACGGGAGCGACGGTTCCGCCCGGCACAAACCCCACGTATTATGACCGTAACGGTAACACTATGCCCGGCCCTGAAGCCGGATGGCTTGAGCGCACGGCGTATAACCTGAAGAAGTGGTTCTGATGGGATTAGAATATCAGTTCATTGATGACGTGAGCAACCGCGGCCTTGCTTTCTTCTGGGAGAAAGCAAAGTCCTCCGGACGCCTTGAAAAGTTCTTCTATGACCGGCCGGAAGTCTCTCTGCCGGACTTTATCCGGTGGTGCCGGAACGGGAGCAACCTGCCATGGTTCATTCTTCTGAACGGTGAGCTTCTGGCGATGTTCGCTCTAAACAATGTCAGTGGGCGCACGGCATGGGGCCATTTCTGCACGCTCCCCTGCGGCGTGCGGCGTTACGAGGGGATGCCCTTACAGATAGCTGTAACCGTGGGGATGCTTGCTCAATGGCTTTATGCCCGCAAAGACGGAGAATACGCGATTGACCGCGTTCTTGGAACGGTCGCCGCGACAAATGAACCGGCGCTTAAAGTCGCCCATTTGGCAGGAGGCAGGGATGTGGCGCGATTACCCGGTTCGTGCTATATCTACAGCAGGCGTCAAAATATTGACGGTATAGTGACAGAACATACAAGAATGACCGTCCCGGTATCGGGATTAGATTTATAACGGAGGTTTCGCCATGGGTGGCGGCGGCGGAGGCGGAAAAGGCGGCGGCGGTGGAGAATCCACTACCACCAGCAGTGCGGCCCCTTGGGGGGCCCAAATCCCCTATCTCATCGGGGGCAAAAATTCTCAGGGCGTCGAAGTCAAAGGCGTCTTCCCTGAAGCGGCCCGGCTTTATGAATCGGGCGGCCTCGCGGGAGACTATTACCCCAATTCTACCGTAGCGGATGAATCGGGGTATACGACTACGGCCCGTAACATGATTAACGCCCGCGCGACGGGCGGTGACGCGAATATTGATAACGCGGCGTCCAGTATGGCCGGCATTCTTAACGGCTCGGCTATGGCGAATAATACGGGCCTGAACGCGCTTAATCAGTACGCGCAGTCCACGAACCCATATATCGATAGCCTGTACAGCCATGCGGCTGACAAGGCGAACGCCACAATCAACGGCAATTTCTCTCAGGCCGGCCGCTATGGGAGCGGTGCGCAGGCTAACGCCGTTGCGGACGCTGACCAGAACCTCGCGAATGAGATGTATTCCAACGCCTACAATCAGGCTGTGAGCGCGGCGGGAAATGCCGCGAACGCCTACAATCAGGGCGTGAACTCTCAGATTGCCGCGGCAACCCCTGCGCAGTCCCTGAGCAATCAGGCCTATACGGATGCGGCGCAGCTGGCTCAGGCGGGTTCTTCTCTCGATGATTACAACCAGAGCAGAGTTGATGCCGACGTGGACCGCTGGAACTACAACCAACAGAAAGACATGCTCGCACTACAGAACTACCTTAATCTCGTTGGCGGCTCCTACGGCGGGCAGGGCGAAAGCACAACCGAGACAGACAGCGGAGGCGGAAAGGGAGGAGGCAAGTAATGTATCCGTATGATAATAACGGGCAGACGCCGGGCGGCCTTCTCGGCATGTGGGGCGGGCTGCCCGCCCCAAAAAATATGTCCATGGCTGACGTGGTTTCCGGCAACCCCGGCTTCCTTGCCGGCGTAACAGCCCTTTCCATGCTCGCCAACAACAACGGCAGACGCTCTTTTGGCCAGCTTCTCGGGCGTGGCGGGCTGGATGCTTTAGGCGCTCTCGGCAACGCCGGCATGTACGGTATCCAGCGTGACCGTATGGCCACGCAGGACGCTTTAGCCCGCGCGCAATGGGAAGCGTCCAGAGAAGACAGAGGGCTTGCTAACGCAATATCTCTCGGGCAGCTCCAGATTGCCCAGCAGCGAATGGGACTTGCTCAACAGCAGGCACAGAGAGAAGCCGCGGATCGGGATCTGTGGGGTAGATTGATGGGGCTTCCCGGTCTTACAGGTGGAAGCGGGCAGGGTGCCGATATGGACCCCCTGAAGATGCCCCGTATCCCCGATGGCACAACGCTGTCTGCCGGCACCCTGCCTCCTAAAAACCAGCGCCCCGCGGGGCCTGACGGCGCGCCACTCGACAAGGCGGCCCTGACGAATAACCCCGGCAACGTGGGCAACTTCGGAGACCAGGTACGCGTGTATCCGTCCATTCTGGACGGCCTCAAAGGCATGCGGGCAAACCTCCTTTCCCCCACTTATGCAAAAAATCCGACTGTAGCCGCTATCATCTCCCGCTGGAGCCCGGCCAACGAGAACGATACAAGCGCACTCATTAAGGATACGGCGGCTATGATGGGCGTTGACCCCAACCAGCCGCTTAACCTCAATGACCCGCAAACAATGAAAGGGCTGATGCGGGCAATTACCGTAAATGAAGGCTCCTATAAGTACGTCCCGGCTGATGAATTTGACATGGCCGTAGGCCTGAAACCCGTTCCCGCCGGTTATAAGTCTGTGGACTATCGCGGGACCCAGCAAGCGCAGAACGGGGCGCCGTATAGCGGCGGTTCGGGGGGCGTCTCGCCTAATGTGATGGCGGCTGCGTCTTTCCCCGGAGATTATGGCGCGGCGGCCGGGCGTGTCGCCGGCATTCAGCAGCAGCAGGAAAAGAACGCTCTCGATAGGGAAAGGTTTGAATTCGAGCGGGCTAAGGCCAGCCCGAGATACGCATACGAGCAGGAAACCGCAAAAAGGGACGCTGATTATGCTGATGAACTAAATAAAGCAATCACCACACAAGATGGGCTTATAACCAACGCTAAAACGCTGAAAGCTCTGCTTGATTCTGGGTTGCAGTCCGGCCCCCTTCAGGACAAGATCGACATGGCTAATCAAGTCCTGCACAGAATAGGATTTACCGGAAACCTGCCCGGTGCTAACGACGTGCAGAATTATGACGCCTTCCAATACCTTGTGTATAAAAACATGCTCAACGTCCTGGCTGATCAGAAAGGCTCCCAGACAGATAAAGATGCAGAAAACGCCCGGAGAACGTTCGCACGGATTGAAGGTTCCCGTGAAGGCAATGAATGGGTGGCGCAGTACATGTTGAACATGGCCACGCGCCAAAAAGAAGAAGCAATATATAAACTCGATTATATGCAGAAGCACGGCGGGGATCGGTTCGGCGCTGCCCGGGCGTGGGATAGCCACAAAAAGACGCTCCCCTCTGTAGTTCCCCCCGCTCCGGAACGCGTCACCAGAACCAGCGCCGCAACCCCCGCCGCCGCTCCTTCAGGCGGACGCCATTACCGCTACGACCCCGCAACCGGTAATCTTCTGGAGAATTAAATGACGACTGTTGACCTCCCCAACGGGGATACTATTCAGTTCCCCGACGACACGCCCAACGATACGATTATGAAAGTCGTGAAACAGCACGTGGGGGCTTCCGGTTCTGCCGCTCAACAGCCCGCAACAGGCCTGAAGCGGTCTGCCGGGCTGGCGGCCCGCACGAGTATTGAGGGCCTGCTTGGCGGTGTTACGGGGCTGCCTAACTACATTGCCAACCTCGGGAGCGGCCTCCTTACGGGCAACTACAACCGGTTCCATAATCCGGGTGTGGATATTGCTAACGCTATCGGGCTCCCCGCCCCTGAAAGCAATGAAGAGAAAATGGCCCATGCGGCGGGCTCCGGAGCAATTGAAATGGGCACGCCCGCCGGAATGCTCAACAGCGCATTTAAGGCCGGCAAAGCCCTGTCCCAAGCAGCGCCCGCTCTTTCCCGCTTCCTGACAGATGCCCCGCGTATGCAGATGGCAAGCGGTGCCGGGGCCGGCGCGGCTTCGGAACTCGCTAACCAGAATGACGCTTCCCCCGGCATGAGAACTGTGGCCGGTGCGGCCGGTGGTTTTCTTCCCGCGTTCGCCGCTCCAGCCGCCCGTTTTGGGACAAACACTCTCAGCCACTCACTAGGCGATGTGCGAGATTTTTTTCGCACCTTCACGGAGAACGGGCGCCGGAAGATTGCAGGCCGTGTGCTCAATGACGCCGCGGGCCCGTATGCCAGTCAGATTGCCGGCATGGATAACGCGGCCCTTGAACCTCTTATCCCGGGAAGCGATCCTACCCTGGGACAGGTCGCCAACAACGGCGGGATTTCTTCCCTTGAGAA